TCAAATCGTGGGTCTTTAGCTAAATCATATATTTCTGAGAACGTTGCATTGTATGCTTCATTTAAAGTTATGGGTATCTTATATAGACCAGTCTTCTGGTTTCTTGTGTGTGCAACACGATATATACCACTTCTCATGTAAATACTAGCATCAATGCCGTCAAATATGCTTGACATCGTTTGTTTGACTTGATAGGGCAAACTACCACTTGTTTGGAAGTTGAATACTTTATTCGTTACGACGATATGATATCCAGTACCACTAAAATAGCATTGGATGCTCTCATCAAGCACTTCCAATACCTTTAAATGAGCTAAGATACCTCTCAGCTGTTTTAAAGTGTACTCATCGGAGTTATCTTTTCGGTCTATATCGATTAAAACATTGTCAATTCCACGTTTCCCGTGGTAGCCTTTCAATGTGCCCTTTGAGTCTGCATATTTCTTAGCATCCTCATCATAGAGATAAACAGAGCGATATAAGGCAGTTCCATCCTCAGGTATATACCTATGGAGTTCTTCCCTTAAGACTAGAGTCCCCCTATTTCTAGGGGAACCCACTGCTATCTCTACGTATATCATAGATTGTTAAGAGCGCTGCCTGCTAAAGAGCTATCACTCTTTTGAGGCATGTCATTAGCATCTGCTTCTTTAATAACACCTTTGCTTTTAAGCCAAGCTACATCTTTCTCACATTGAGCTTTACCACCTGCAGTATTTAAGAACAACTTAGGATAAACTTCTGTATACACCTTGTCGCCTACTTTCTTAGGCTTCTTTTTATAGGCATATGCAACGTAATCCTCTGAGTCTGTTTTAAAGGATTGATTTAAATAGTCTGATATACTGTCGATAGAGTTTCCTTCATCGTCTTCCCATTTACTATCAATAGTTAATCCAGCCTTACAATTTAACATATCAAATAGATTGTACATTCTTTTTAATACAGAACCACCTGTGATTTTACCTTCAGCGTCTTTGTCTAATCGCCCACATACTGACATTCTGTTAGAATACTCACTATTTTTAACAGATAATTCAACTTCTATGAATACGTCTGCCCAATCAAAATCACCGCTTTTATCCTTAAAATTGATGATTCCTACTTCTATTGGTCCTAAAAATGATACAGGACTACTGCTTACTTCTGGTTTAAATATAGCCATTACTTTTTCTCCTTGTATATGTTTTTCCATTCGAATTTAACTTCTTTACCCTTTAAGTGAGGGCACCTACTACCAGCTTCTATAGCATCGTTGGCTTTAAAAGATATCATTAGCTCTTCTTTATCATTACGATAAACATATCCAATAGCATCACAACCAGCCATGATAACATTCTTTAGCTTACCTGTCAAATCAAGTGACTCAGGTATAACTATAGGGTTACCATCTGTTACTGCATATGCTACTTTCCTATGTCCAATAATAATCAGATTTTCAGCTACTTCTTTAAAGTGTGATATAGTTTTAGCTACTTTCTCTCTTACGAGTCCATAACCTTTACCAAAAGCTAAGTCGGATATAGAGCTTACTGCCTCTTCTTCACATACTCTTCTTTCAGCCCATTCTGCTATTTTGTCTATAGTATCTATGGCTATATATTTATACTTTACATCTTTGCTTTCTTTGATTGCTATTAGTGTTTCTATGAGCTCGTCTCTATTATTTACTTCCTGGATATAACCTTCTACCATACGGCTACCTTTTTCTGTATCTATAATTAGACAATCATCTAATTGAGACAGCATAGTAGTTTTACCTACCTTAGGTGCTCCGTAAAGTAAAAGAGTCGCAGGATTAACAGAGATAGCTTTTCTCTTTTCTTTTACTAGTTTCATTTGTATTGTTTCCTTATTTGCGATAACGATAATCCCTCAACAAAGGCTGTCGAGGGACTATCAATTTACTATATGTCATGCTGGGAAGCAAGTCTTTTTTTCTATTGTCATGGTAGGGAAGTTAAAGGTCAACATACTCTCGTATGGACCATCCGTCACTACCTTTCTAATAGCGTTTACAATCATGCTACCAGCCATATTAGAGCAATAACTTGAAGCTTTGACATTACATGGCTCTGGCTCACCTTCTTCATCAGAATACCATGTTTTGAGGTAATTAGACAGTGTTACATCTTTAAAAACATACTGTTGATAATGCTCTCCACCCATTCTTCCATCTATGAGAAGGAAAGGTTTTCGTTGTTTTATAGAACATATTTCTTCAACAGCCTCTTTTCTAGATTTCATACTATCAAATCCTAGTACAACTATGTCATTGTTATCTTGATATCTAAACATGCTGAAATATTCTGGTACTTGAAGTACCTCTACATTTCTACAATTTATAGACATTAAGTGCTCTTCTAATGCATCTGTTTTCTTCATTCCTATATGCTCATCCATATATTGTGATACTCCAATGTTCTCTGTTGCTACATCATCCATATCATAAAGTACGAACTTTTTAGCTCCACATCTAAGTAACTGAGTGGCTGCAGAGCTACCAATAGCTCCGCAACCTAATATATGAAATGTATACTCATGAAGAGTGTTTACTAACCCTGAGCTACGTGTATTAATCATGCTAAATACCCTCCGTATCCCCATCCATGGTTATAATTTAATACTCTAGCATCATCATAGATTTGTTCGATTTTCTCTGATTCATATTTAACATGTTCCCATGATTGCATAGTCATAGACTTTTCTAGAACAGTACCTTGATTCAATTTCTTAACAGATACTTTAGCGTTAAGTTGCTTCAAGTCCTTATTCATTTTATCTATAGTCTTAGAATATTCATCATAGTCAATCTTGCCTTCACAGAAATTACCGATTAAATCATCGATTGCTTCATCTAGCGTATTGATTACTCTTGAGTATTTATTAATTGACTCACCATTTTTCCAACCGAGCTTATCATTAGCATCAACATCTAAAGCATCTTCTTTCTTAGTTGTTTGTTTCCACATTGCAGTTTGAGCTCCATATGTAGTGTGTTTCCAACCTGAAGATACTATAGCTGTTTTACTTGAGCATAATTCCTCATACTCTTTCATCTGCTTCTTAGTTGGCTTAGCAATATTTCTGATGATTTCTAGATTTACATCTTCAGAATATTGTATTGGTTGCCAAACGGAAACATTTAACTTATACTCACCGAACAGATTAACTACTAAGGCTAATGACCAAGAGTCATTCTCCCAAGCATCTATCTCATTCTGGTCTGTCCCACTCCAAAATGCATCCATTGTATGATGTGAATGCCACCAACAGAACTTAATATTTGTTCCATGTTTCATTCCAGCTTTAATCTGATAATCTCTAATAGCCTCACCATCTAACTCTGTTGTTGTCGCTGAATTTACTTGCTCCAATATAACTGGGTCAAATAACTCATATACTCTTTCTCCAGATACTGGATGCTCTACCATTTTATATGGTATTAATCCTGATATCTCATTTCCATCTTCTTTATGAGCTATGCCAGCGAATTGTTGCATAGTATTCCATGCCTTTTCTTGTATTATGAACTTTGGTTTTTTTGATTTACTCATGTACACCTCCTGTGGCGGCTTGTTGTTGCTCCCATTGTGCAATTTGGCTTTGCATTGCAGCTAGAGCGATTTCTTGTTCTGTCAGTTCTTGTTCTTTATTACCCCAATAATCATAGTTATTGATATACTTATCAGTTACGATGCTATATAAGTAATTCTCAATATCATCTAGATTTACTAACTTTTTATAGAAATATTGATAATCATAAGCAATATCATCTTCAGTACAATGTTCATTCATATATAAATTACCAACAATATCTTCAAGTATTTCAGGATATATTGAATCCTCTAATCGTTTGATATTTTGATAATCATGGCATTGTTTTCTAAGAGGACATTGCTTTTCATCACACTCACTTAGTATATATGGAACATATGGATAGATATTACGAGTAATCTCTGAATTTCTATACCTTTGGTCTGGGTCTATCTCAGTATTAACATTAAACCGACGCTTTTGATTGAAACATCTAGCTTTATTAAAACCAATTGAGGTTTTAACTATATCGGCTTCTTCTTCACTAATTAATGGAAAACGAGTTGAAGACATTACCTGAGTTATACTAGCATAAGGATTAGTATGGTCTTTATTATAAATATTATTCCAATTCATAAGACCCATAATAAATGACATGTAATCATTCTTATTTAATGAGTTTAGTACATCATCTTGATAAGAAGATAAACACAATGCTCCCCAACCATAACTAGTCATATTATAATAATCATCTGCTTCATATGTATGAAAAGGATAACTATTGATATAAGGATGATATCCACCTGGAGTTGAGCCAGTATATTCCTTTATCCAATTACTATCAGTAGTCAATGCTCTCCATAATGGACGCTTGAAATATAAATATGTCTTAGGCACCATCATTTTACATATTTCATCATTATTATTATTAACTATAGTCATTTCCTTAGCTTCGCATATAACAAGAGTATATAAATTAATTGATGTATGTTTA